GATATTTATGACAAGTTTGTAGTAGAGCAACTTGGTTCTAGGAGGTTCTTAGTCAAATGAATAAAGACATCTATTGCGAATGTTGTGGCGCTAAGGTTGTGGAATACAAACACACTTTTAACGCTGGATTGGCTAACAGCTTATGGCAGATTTACTTAGCTAATAAACCAGTTGACCTTAATGATCTTGAATTGTCACGCACTCAATGGACAAACTTTCAAAAGTTACGCTATTGGGGTTTAGTAGAGCAATGCCACGATCAAATTAGTAAAAGAGCTAACGGTTTATGGCAGGTCACGGATTTAGGTAAAACCTTTGTGAATGACGCTCAATGCTCAATACATCACAACGTATGGACTTTTAGAGGTGAAACCATGCGTTTTGACGGTCATTATGTTCATTTTCAAAACGTACACGCTAAGTTTTATAAGGACAGACCTACTTACGCAGCGGAGGCGGTTAAACATGAATAACCTTGATTTAGCAATATGGGTAATGACTATGCAGGGAGGTTTTTAGTCAAATGAAACAAAAAAACGATTGGAATTTTAAAGAGATGGCAGTTTTGGACTTTCGTTACAGAGAAGGTGAAAAAATGAAAGATTTAGCAAATTTTTACGGAGTATCTTCAAGTCGTATTCGACAAGTTTTAGATAAATATTTAAGGTTTCTTAGGTGGGAAACTACGAAAGTATTGGGAAAGCAAGAAAATGAACAATCTTGATTTAGCAATATGGGTGATGACAGCCAGCTCTGTCATAGACACGATCCTAACTATTATGGAGAAATTATCATGAGCAATTTAGTAGCGTATTCAGAAATGGAGCAGATGGCTACCGCTATTGCTGCCAGTGGTTTATTTGGCATGAAGGACAAGAATAGCGTTCTTGCATTGATGGCAGTCGCACAAGCAGAAGGATTACATCCTGCTACGGCTGCTAGGGACTTTCACATTATTCAAGGCAGACCAGCGCTTAAAGCAGATGCGATGCTGGCACGTTTTCAAAATGCAGGTGGAAAAGTTGATTGGGAGGTTTACACAGATGACAAAGTTACAGGAGTTTTTTCACACCCCAACGGGGGTAGCCTTGCGGTTACATGGACTATCGAGCAAGCAAGCAAAATCGGTTTGGTCAAGCCTGGGTCTGGATGGCAAAAGTTCCCCAGAGCGATGTTACGAAGCCGTTGTATTTCAGAGGGGATTAGATCAGTTTTCCCTGGATCTGTTACAGGGTTCTACAGCCCCGATGAAGTTGAAAACTTTGAAAGCCCGACCTCCAAGCCTCAAGTATTAAAAGAGATGGGGTCAGTTATCCCTAATGTAGTGGATCTTTCCGCTATTCCCGATGATATTCCTGATATGGCGCTGCCTATGTACGTGCCTAATCAAGATGAACCATACGCACGTTACATTTGCCAAGATGATTGGATTGAAGGATTTGCAGAGATACACGCAAAAATTCATGAATCACCAAAATTTACGGCTGAGGAAAAGTTTGCCAAGATAAAAGCATTTAGAGATGTCAATGAAGCCTATACAAAAACATTTGATGGCAATACAACAGCGAAGTTCTTATCAAAACTCCAATCACTTAGAAAGGAAATCCACAATGGCTAATGGTCATATCGCCCAAATGGGTAAAGGCGTTTTATTTCAAAACGAAAAGAAACATGAGCGTTCACCTGATTGGAAAGGCACTTTATTGCTTTCCGAGGATTACAAGGCAGGGCAAACTCTCAAGATTGCTGGCTGGACTAAGCAAACCCCTAAAGGTAGCTTAATCAGCTTGTCGGAGGATAACTGGAAGCCTGACAATGGCGGTACATATCCAAAAGAAGTTAAACGTATTGATGACGGAGAGGTTCCATTCTGATGAAAACAATTATTGCTATTATGCTAGTTATGGCATTTTCCATGTCTTACGCAGCCACTAAATGTGAGCGTGACTATTCTGGTGGTGTTTGTTGTTGGGACATCAATGTTGACGGACCTTTTAGACCTATTAACTGCTAATGATTTACATGAACCTACCTTATCCGCCCTCAATCAATAATTATTGGATTGCGAGTGGTCATCGTAGGTTCATTAGTCAACGGGGAAGGGATTTTAAAACGTATGTTGCCGATTATGTGGTGGAGTGGCGTGTTCCCAAGTTTGGGGATGCCCCTATGTGGGTTGAAATTGCCTTACATCCAAGATCCAAAAAACTTATGGATATTGACAACTGCATCAAACCTATTTTGGATGCCTTGCAAGATGCTGGAGTATTTGACGATGATTGCCAAGTACAACGAGTGTCAATTACAAGGGGTGTTACCAAAAAAGGCGGTGGCTGCGTAGTAATGTTAGATAAGGTAGTGCAATCACCAGCTCAAGGGGAATCTGACGTGAATTAGTCAGGTAGTTAGGGGTTGAGCCAGCCGACTGCTTGGGCAAGCTGGCATTAACTTTATGGGGATAAAGATGAGTAAATACAATTACGGTTTAGGCAAGACTTACAGCAACGCTTCTGAGGCGTTTAGAGATGCAGACTATGCAACTGCCATACAAAGACCGTATAAAAGCGATTACAGTGGTTTTGGTGCTTTTATGGGTGCTTTAGCATTTGTTGCTTTGTTTGGTTATTGCTTTTGGTTAACTATTGGGCGTTATTGATGGAATATTGCACTAAAGAGCAACTTATTGAGTTTGAAAAAAAGGTTGCACATCATTGGGAAGAAGGGGATCTTCCTTACCTTATTCACCTATCAGGTGGTAACGAGGATTTTCTAATTGATCTTTTTAAGGATATGAAGGATGGAGATTGGATTTTCAGCACTCATCGGAATCATCATCACGCTTTATTGGCTGGAGTACCCGAATCTGAGCTTATGGAACGCATTTTGCGTGGGGATTCTATGTTTGTGTTCGACAGTGGTCGTAATTTCTTTACATCGAGTATTTTGGCTGGCACTTGCGCTATTGCAGCAGGTGTAGCTTACGCATTAAAAGAAAAAGGCAGCAAAAACTGGGTTTATTGTTTTTTAGGTGATGGAGCTGAGGAGCAAGGTCACTTTTACGAGGCTGTGATGTTTGTGGAAGGTCAAGATTTGCCCTGTATGTTCATTATTGAAGATAACAACAGATCAGTGGACACCACATTAGAAGAACGCAATCCTAATAAATTTAGGTTTGAAATGCCGTCTTGCGTCATTCGTAATGAATACAAGGCTACTTATCCTCATGCTGGTAACGGCACTAAAAAGCATATTGTTTTTAAGGATGTGAAATGAATAATGAACCAGTAGCGTGGATGAATGTTGATGAAGATGGTGATTGCAGAGAATTTTTTGCAAAAAGTATGTTTAAAACAATGCCTAATTATTGTGTTAATGACATGATTCCACTCTACACCCATCCAGCAAAGACACTAACAGATGAGGAAATACTTGAAATTTGGAAAGAGTTTGATGATAAAGATGCAGATAACTGGTTTATTGCAATTGCTAGAGCAATACTAAGAAAGGCACAAGAGAAATGAGCTATAAACAAGCCTTAATTGATGCCAACACTAAATTAGCTGGTTATGACAATGTGCGTTTTGTGGGATACGGTCTTAAAAAAGGTCGTGCGCTAGGAACGCTTAAAAACGTCAAAGATCATCAAATAATAGAGATGCCAGTAGCGGAAAACCTAATGATGGGCTTTGCAATTGGTTTGGCATTACAAGGATATTTACCAGTTGTGTTTATTGAGCGCATGGACTTTTTAATGAACGCAATGGATGCAATGGTCAATCATTTAGACAAAATTAAAAAAATCAGTAAAAGTGAGTTTTTTCCAAAAGTCATTATTAGGTGCATTGTGGGCAATATTGATAAACCGCTATATACGGGAATTACTCATACTCAAGATTTTTCACAAGAAGTGCAAAAAATGGTCAGTTTTCCTGTCTGGAGGCTTAAAGATGAGGGTGATATTACCTCTTTATATGACCTTTCCGTTAAGATTTCTGATCCCGTCATGTTGGTTGAATATAAGGATTTAGTGTGAAAAGCAACAAATACAGCAACTTTAAGATATTTCACTTTCCAGAAAAGCTGAATTCTTTTGGGGCGGGGGAGGTTTTAGCACCGCTATATGTTCGCATCAAGCCGATTAACATTTGTAATCACGGATGCTTCTTTTGCGTGTATAGCACTGGTTTTAGGGTGAAAGACGGAGGCGATGAAGAACACATCATTAGCGGTATGCACGAAGATATGAAAGAAGATGATGTCATCCCTACTGAAAAAATGATGGAAATTTTAGATGACTTGTATAGGATAGGCACTAAGGCAGTCACTTATTCAGGTGGTGGAGAGCCACTGATGCACCCAGACATTGTGCCTATTATGCGTAGGACATTAGAGCTAGGTCTTGATCTATCTATTATTACAAACGGTCAAAATCTGGCAAAGGAACGTGCCGAAGTGCTGGCAAAAGCTAAGTGGGTAAGGGTCAGCGTGGATTACACAAGCGGAGCAGAAATGAAGCGCTTTAGGAACGTGCCTGAAAAGAGTTTTGATTCTGTCATACGGAACATCAATCATTTTGCTGCGATCAAAGATAAAAATTGTGATTTAGGTGTTAATTATATTGTGCATCGCAACAATTACAAAAATTTATGGGGGTTTAGTCAGCTATTAAAAGAGGCAGGGGTTGAGAATGTGCGCTTTAGCCCAATGTACGTGCCTGACTTTTACGATTACCACAAGGAGATTGCAGATGAAGTCAATGAACAATTGGCAAAAATTCAAACGATTTGTGATGACCGCTTTACTGTTAACTCTACCTATAACATTACTCCTGGGAGCAGTCATTCTAGTGTACGAAGCTATAAGAGATGTTACATCATGCAAACAGTGCCAGTCATCGGTGCAGACCTCAACGTGTATGCGTGTCATAACAAAGCCTACGATAGCACTGGTTGTATAGGATCTATTAACGGCAAACGCTTTACCGACTTATGGTTTAGTCAGGAAACCAAGCAATACTTTGAGAAGTTCAATGCCAAAACTACTTGTATGCACGAGTGTTCTAACGATGGAAAGAACATATTGATTAACGATTATGTAAACGCTAGTACCGATAACTTTATTTAAGGAAAAACAATGGCTACCAAAAAGAAAAAGCTAGATGTAAAACAATTTAAAGAACCAGAAAAACGTGTACCACCCAATATATTTGTAGCCACACCGATGTATGGCGGTATGTGCGCTGGCTTTTACACACAATCTATTTTGCAATTAACTAAAGTATGTGCAGACAATGGTGTTCAATTGTCATTTAGCTTTATGTTTAATGAGAGCTTAATTACACGTGCTAGAAACTCATTAGCGCAAACATTTTTAAAAACCAATTGCACTCATTTAATGTTTATTGATTCAGACATTTTGTTTGATCCAAGAGATGTTGTAACCATGCTACAGGCTGATAAAGATGTGATTTGCGGTATTTACCCTAAGAAAGAGATCAATTGGAATAGCGTAAGACGTGCTATGGATCAAGGCGTACCAGAAGATCAACTTAAATTTCATACAGGTAGCTTTGTAGTCAATTTAGTTAACTATGCTGGTGAAGTAACAGTGCCTATCAATGAACCAGTAGAAATTTTCAATGGTGGCACTGGATTTATGATGATTAAGCGTGAAGTGTTTGATACTTTAAGACCTCACGTACCTTGTTATTCCAATGACGTTGTTGACCTAAACAAAACAATGGTACAGGGAGATCAAATAGCAGAGTATTTTGCTACTTCAATTGAGCCTGAAACCAATCGTTTGTTGTCTGAGGACTATCACTTTTGCCGTGAATGGCGCTTGATTGGCGGTAAAGTATTTGCTGCGCCTTGGGTAAAGCTGGCACACGTAGGATCGTATGCCTTTGAAGGTCAGTTAATAGCTACTGAGTAATTGAATCGTATTGTTTGTAACAGGCATCCAGGGCAGTTCTTATTTTGTCTGCTCTGGTAGCTTCCCTGATAAGAAACTCTGCATCCTCGGCAGAAAGGGATCTCCCAGTTCCATCTTGTCCAATGTTGGTGCTGTATTGACTACGACTGGGGCGGGAGCGCAACTGCACAAGAGCATTAGCAAGCTGATCGTTAATAGCGTTGATTTGAGCATCTTTGTCCTTTCTGATTTTGTCGGCAGCATCTTGGTTTTCCTTCTCTTTCTGTTGAATGATTTTCTCCTGAGCAATTTTTTCCTGAGCGATCTTTTTTTCGTATCTCCATCCATTGACATTCCAGCCAGCTAGGAAGGTCAGAACTACAGCACAAGCATAAGCAATTAGTTTGATTTGCACTGGTCATATTCCTCTTGTCTGCGTTTTAAAAGCCCTGGTACAACCTTACCCCCAGCCGTATCCCACTTTAAAAGCTCTTTGCAAGCCCCGTCATAGTCACTTGAATTAAGTTTTTTATTAAGGGTTGAATGGCAGAAAGCAGACACCCCAACATTATAGGTAAAATCCAAATAAGCATCGTATTCTCCTTGAGATATAGGCACTCTAATACACTGCACCATCCCCTTGGCGTGTTCATCCAGACTTTGCTCTAGCTTTACTAAAGCCCTTACTGGATCGGTAACGTCACCCTTTTTAACACCGTCTGCTTGACCGTATCCTACGGTATAAACACCGCCTACATCTTGGTAAGCGTTGCTTTTGTATCCTTCATGTACAGCAATGCCAACAAGCGCAGCAGCGCTTATAACTAGCGCAGCTACGGGCTTTCTATCCAATTATTGACCCTCTACAGGAGTTTCAATAGTAGTTTCTAAAGGAACTTCTGGGGTAGGCTCAGGCGTTTCTTCAGGAGTTGGCTCAGGTTCTGGTTCAGGAGCAGTTACTACAGGCTCAGGAATAGGCTTTGGAATAATTTGTTCTGCTTGTGCTTGAGGTTCAAATCTATCTAAAAAAGCAGCAAATTGACAAGCAACGGTATGAGTTTCACTACCAATACCTTTACCAACATAATTTAAAAAATCAACAATTTTGTCTGTAAAACTCATTTCTTTTCCTTATGTGGTTCTGCTTTATGAGAAT